GCACTGGCAAATACGGGCGTCTTCTGGGTTGGCTTTACATTGGGGACGACAGTGTGTCCCTTAACGAGCAAATGATTGAAGAAGGATATGCTCACGCCTATGATGGTGGCACTAAAGACATGAATCTTGAAGCACTTAAAGAGATCAGGAGGGCGCAAGGCACGTTGGTAGAGTAATGGATATTGTTAAATATGATCAGGTGATGGTCATTGATGATCTCTTCACAGATGATGAGATCCTTTATATGGATACATACTTCACCCACTTTGACGGATGGCAACTTATCTTTGATAATGCGCCAGACGATAACCTTTCCACTTATTCACTAGGCAGAGCAATCGACCACCCTAACTATGGGGAGTTTGATTACTTTTGTATAAAACATGCATTTCTTCGCGCTGGGATACCCATTCCTGCATTTCACAGAGTCGTTTATAATGCTTTCCGTTTTGGTGATAGTCCTGCTATCCACTGTGATGGGGAAGAAATAGACGCATTAAGTTTCCTTGTATACACTAACAGGGCATGGGTACCTGAATGGGGCGGTGAAACCGTCTTCATGATGGGTGACCGAATCACAGATACAGTCATTCCTAAACCAGGAAGGATTGTAATATTCCCAGGATTAGTCCCCCATGGGGGTAGAGCACCAACAAAGCATTGTCCATATGCTGCTAGGTTTAGCGCAGTCTTTCAATTCTGTCCTGGACAGGAAGAGGTTGTATTAGCACACGCAGAAGGACAAGAGAAAAACAGGAGACCATTCCCGTATGAGCCAAAATGAAATCTATCTAGGTAATCCCAACCTAAAAAGAGCTAACGTAGCACAGAGTTTCACCGATGATCAGGTGAAAGAGTTTATCAAGTGCTCTAAAGATCCTGTATACTTTATTAAAAATTATATCCAAATCATCTCACTGGATCGTGGTCTGATTCCATTTGAGTTGTACGACTTTCAGGAGTCGATGGTGGAAAGATTCCACGCAAATAGATTTAATATAGCAAAACTGCCAAGACAGTCAGGTAAGTCAACTGTCGTTACTGCATATCTGCTGTGGTATATCATTTTTAATGACAATGTTAACGTTGCAATCCTTGCTAACAAGGCAGCAACGGCACGAGAGATGTTACAACGCTTGCAACTATCCTATGAAAACCTCCCAAACTGGCTCCAACAAGGTGTCGTCAACTGGAACAGGGGCAGTCTCGAATTGGAAAACGGAAGCAAAATTATGGCTGCTTCTACTTCGGCTTCTGCCGTCCGTGGTATGTCTTTTAACATCATATTTCTGGATGAATTCGCCTTTATACCAACGCATATTGCTGACGAGTTTTTCTCTTCTGTGTATCCTACTATTTCTTCTGGTAAGTCTACCAAAGTAATTATCATCTCCACGCCCAAGGGGATGAATATGTTTTATAAACTCTGGCATGATGCAGAGAAGGGCAAGAATGAATACACTACTACAGAAGTCCACTGGTCAGAGGTGCCTGGTAGAGATGCTGCATGGAAAGAGCAGACTATCCGTAACACATCTGAAGAGCAGTTTAATCAGGAATTTGAATGTGAATTTCTAGGTTCGGTTAATACTCTCATTACATCATCTAAACTAAAAACTTTGGTATACGATGATCCTGTGAAGTCCAGTCAAGGACTAGATGTGTTTGAAGAGCCTAAACCCGAACATACTTATGTATGCACTGTGGACGTTGCTCGTGGTATAACTAAAGATTACTCAGCATTTTGTGTATTTGATACTACAGAGATACCATATAAGTTAGTAGCAAAATATAGAAACAATAAAATTAAACCATTACTCTTCCCCAATGTCATTCATCAGGTAGTCACGAGTTATAATCATGCATATACTTTGATTGAAGTAAACGATATCGGTGGACAGGTTGCAGACATTATGCAGTTTGATCTGGAGTATGATAACCTCCTGATGTCATCGATGCGTGGACGTGCTGGGCAGGTTGTAGGACAGGGATTCTCTGGGTCTAAGGTACAACTAGGTGTCAAGATGTCTACTACAGTTAAGAAGACTGGGTGTGCAAACATGAAACAGTTGATTGAGGATGACAAACTCATCTTTAACGACTATGATATCATTGCTGAGTTAACTACATTCATCCAGAAGGGACAGGCATGGGAAGCCGAAGAAGGATGTAATGATGACCTCTCTATGTGTCTGGTCATATTCTCTTGGTTAGCGACCTCAGACTACTTCAGAGAGCTGCATGACAACGATGTCAGGACGCGAATGTATCTGGAGCAGAAGGAAGCAATTGAAGCAGACATGGCACCGTTTGGATTTATGGATGATGGTCTCCAAGAAGAGGTTACTGTAGATCCACAAGGACAGACCTGGCATAATGCAGAAAGAGATTCTATTGCTGAGTATGGTGACATGTCGTATATGTGGGATTACCGATGAGTAGTGAATTTGATTACGTTGAAGCACCTACAGAAGGTGAAGTTGATAAGTGGGGGTTTACTATTAAACCATCTATCAGCGATGAAGAATGCATTCTCCGTTGTATAAAGAATGCACCTGAAGGATGTGATAAAAAACAAGTTGCCAGATTGGTGAAGGAATGGACTTTGAAGATGACCTAGATCTAGAAGAGTTTCTATTTGTAGATAGGCAGTGTCGTAAATGTCTTCGCACCCTGTCATTAGTAGATCATTTCTATAAGACTAGACCTGATAGAGGTAAGAATGCCTCGGCATATTCATACACTTGTAAGCAGTGTCAGGTAAAGCGTAACGCTGCTAATAGAAAGAAGAAAAGGAAGTGGGATACAGAGTATCCTGACTGGTGATTTCGTCGTGTTTACCCTCTGAAAAACGGGGTTATTCTAAATAGTTTCAGCATCCGACTAGGAATCTAATCAGGAGAATCTACTAATGGCATCAACACAACTTTCACCAGGGGTTGTTGTACTTGAAAGAGACCTTACCTCAGTAGCCAACGCAACAGTTGATAATGTTGCTGCTATTGTGGGCTCCTTTGAAAAGGGTCCCGTTGAGGCAATGACTCAGGTAACGAGCGAGCGTGAGCTCCTCTCGATCTTTGGGCGTCCCAACGAGTACAATTACGAATATTGGTTTACTGCAGCACAATTCTTGCTGTATGGCGGCACCGTGAAGGTGGTCCGCGCAATGAATGACTCGCTTAAGAACGCAATCGACACTGCACAATTTGTAGTTGCGACTTTCTCTAGCACCGACACCACGCTGACAGTTGCTGCTGCAACTGATCTGGACGTTAACGATCTGCTCCTTGTGGACGCAGAATTGCTGACTATCCAAGCAGTCTCTGGTAACGATGTTACTGTGCTTCGCGGTCAACTCGCAACATCTGCTGCATCTCACGCTGCTGCTGCTCCAATCACTTTGATTGAGCCTGCTGGCACATCAACTACTATTAACGAAGGATCTACCTTCACTGACGCAGACGGCACTCTGACTGTGACCTCTGCATCTACACTTGGTGGTGGCACCAACTCATACATCAGAGTTGATGATGAGATCATGCAAATCACTGGTGTTTCTGGTGACAATCTTAACGTGACTCGCGGTCTGCTCGGCACAACTGCTGCAGCACACACCGATGGATCTGCCGTTGCACTGCAACTGGTAACATCACAGAAGACTGAGATCAACGAAACAACTGCAACTGGTATCACTGCTCCTCTCATCAAGAATGATGACGAGTATGAGAATAACGTTGAAGGTGCTGCTAACAACTGGAAATGGGCAGCTAAGTCTGCTGGTCTTCATGGTAACTCCATCCGCGTGGTAATGACCGACGCTGGTGCTGATCAGGTCCTGTCTTTGGCACAACCTAGTAGCACTGAGTGGCAATTCACTAGCGGTGCTGAAGTTGCATACTCTGCAGCAAACATCTACGGTAAGGTTTACACCTACGATACTATCATTACTGTAGTTGACGACTCTACGCTGATTGGATCCTTTGAGAAGGACAACTACATCACTGCTGTTAGTGGTGGTGTTACTGGTCGCGTTGTTGCTTTCGATCCCGAGACTCGCAAACTAGAAATTGCTATCGACACTTCCTCCGCTGACGTGCTGGAAGTCGGTGATACCATTTCTGAGTTGGCAAACAACAGCAACAGTCCTGGTAGTGCAACTGGCGACGCTGCTACGGTTGAGGCAATCCGCAGAGAGTTGAGAGTTTCTCTTAACCCTGGATCACCCAACTTCCAAGCAAACCAGAATGTCTCTGATGCAAACGCTGCTTCTGTGTTGATCGCAGCAGTAGAAAATGACTACGACACCCGTCTTTATGGGGTAAATCAGAGATGGTCAAACATTGCTCCTCGTCCTACTACATCCGCATTTGTGGAAGACAGAGGTGGTTATAACGACCTGCTCCACATCCTGGTCCTTGACGGCGACGGTAAAATTACTGGCACCCCTGGCGCTCTCCTTGAGAAGCACCTTAACGTGTCTAAGGCAACCGATGCTAAGTCTCCTCAGGGTGACAACATCTACTACAAGAATGTTATTAAGCAATTCTCGCAATTCCTGTATTGGGGATCACACGAGGTTA